CACCAACTACATCTGCAGGAAGTTCATTTACATATTCAAATCCAGAAAGTTTTGATGGTATTACAGGTGCTAATATAGCAAAGTCAGCGGGTTATACAATTACAACAGGATTATATAAAAATGATGCAGCCGTAACAACAGATTATGCTACATCTAATTATTTTCATTTTACAGTTGATACAGATACTGCTACAACTGGTGAAATAAAAGGAGGAGGTTACGGTTGTTCAATAGGACCTGTAACAATAGAAGCATGATAAATAAAATTTGGAATTGGATTAAAAACTTTTTTATACCAGAAAAACAAGATCCTCATCTTACTTTGTACGAAGAGGTAAAAGGTTATTGTGATGAACACAATAAATATAAACATCGTTGCCCTAAATGTAGGGAACTGGCAGGAGCGAAATAATGGCAGGTTTAAGTGCATCAGGATTAAAAACACAAATAAGAAGTTATACAGAAACAGACTCAAATGTTTTATCAGATAGTGTATTAGAGAATATAATATTAAATGCACAATATAGAATTTTTAGAGATGTTCCTATTGATGCAGATAGAAAACAACAATCAGGTAATTTAGTTACAGGTCAAGAAACAATTAATGCTCCAGCAGGAGCTGTATTTATTAGAGGTATACAAGTTTATGACTCTACTTCAGCTGTAACTGGACCTAATATATGGTTAGAAAAAAAAGATATTACGTATTTACAAGAATATGTTTCTTCCACAGCATCTGGAAAAAGAGGACAACCTAAATATTACGCTATGTTTGGAGGTGGAACAGGGGAGTCTGATACTACATCTGGAAGAATGATGTTCGCTCCAGTTCCTGATACTACATATAAATTTAGAGTTCATTATAATGCTGCACCTGCATTATTGGAGAATAATGATACTAATTATATTAGTTTAAACTTTCCAAATGGTCTATTATATTGTTGTCTATCTGAAACTTATGGTTTTTTAAAAGGCCCAATAGACATGTTGACACTATATGAAAATAAGTATAAACAAGAGATACAGAAGTTTGCTAACGAGCAAGTTGGTAGAAGACGAAGAGATGACTACACTGATGGCGCTATTCGTATTCCAGTAAACTCAGCAAACCCATAGGAGAAAAATTATGGCAATAACATCGGCAATTTGTACAAGTTTCAAACAAGAAATTTTAGTTGGTACACACAACTTTACAGCCACAAGTGGAGACACTTTTAAAATAGCTTTATTTACAAGTGATGCATCTTTAGGTGCTGGAACAACTGCTTACTCAACATCAAACGAAATTACAAACTCATCTGGAACTGCTTATACTGCGGGTGGAGCGACACTAACAAGTGTTACACCAACCACTTCTGGAACAACTGCTATCTGTGATTTTTCAGATGTTAGTTATACTTCAGCATCTTTTACAGCTAATGGTGCATTAATTTATAACGACGATCAATCTGATAAAGCTGTTGCAGTTATCGCTTTCGGTGGTGACAAAACAGTATCAAGTGGAACTTTCACAATTCAATTTCCAACAGCAGACGCATCTAACGCAATAATCCGTATAGCATAGGGGGTAAAACCTTATGTCCGCGAATACTTGGAATAGATCAGGTACAACCTGGAGTCAAGGTTTATGGGGCGAACAAGATAGCAATCTAATAGATTTAACAGGAGTATCAGCAAGTTTTTCAATCGGTTCTGTTGCTGCATACGCAGCTCAAGGTTGGGGTAGAGATGATTGGGGCCAAGAACCTTGGGGTGAAAGTTTTGATCCTGTTATCACAGTAACAGGTTATAGTTTAACAGCATCACTTGGTACAACAGAAGAATCAAATCAAACAGGTTGGGGCAGACTTTCTTGGGGTACAGCTGATTGGGGCGAAGGTAGAGATGAAACTATTTCTCTTTCTGGACTTGAGGCAACTGCTAGTGTTGGTTCGCCTACTTTAGAATTTATATACCAATTAGAAATGATTGGTGCACAACACTCAATGACAGCTAGTGTTGGTAGTACGCAAGTTGATGGTGAAATAGGTGTTCCTTTAACAGGAGTAGAAGCAGAGTTTGCAACTCCAACAATATCTTATGTTGGAACTTTAGTTGGTTGGGGTAGAGATGCATGGGGAGATAATTCTTGGGGTGAATCTCCTAATCAAGTTATTCCTTTAGTTGGTAGAGAAGCAACAGCAAGTGTTGGATCTCCTACTTTAGAATTTGCATATGAGTTAAATGGTCAAGAAGCAACATCAAATGTTGGTAGTGTTAGTTTTGTAATTAGTCCAACTATTAGTCTTGATGGACAATCATCAACAGTAAGCGTAGGAGTATTAGGAGTTGCTTTTGGTGCAAGTACAGAACCTGTAAGTGGTATAGCTGCAACATCTAGTTTAGGAACTTTAGGATTAGAATTTGGTCCAAGTGAAATTACAGGAGTATCTGCGACTACATCTGTTGGAGAGTTAACTACAGGATCTGTAGAATTATTAAACATCACAGGAGTATCTGCTACTGCTTCAGTAGGATCTATTTTACCTGCAGATGTGGTAGGTTTAACAGGAGTATCAGCTACCGTTTCTGTTGGCTCTATTACACCTGTAGACGTGGTACAAGGATTAGTAACAGATCCTCTTACATCTGCCATAGGTTTACTTGGAATACAGGCATACGCAAATATTGACACGGGCTCAAATACATCGTATACAGATGTAGCAACAGGATCAAATAGTAGTTATTCTAATGTTGCAACAGGATCAAATACAAGTTATAGTGACGTCGCATAGGAGATAAAATTTATGGCATCAACATACACACCTTTAGGAGTTGAACTTCAGGCAACTGGTGAAAACGCAGGAACATGGGGTACAAAAACTAATACCAATTTACAAATTATAGAACAAATTTCGGGTGGATACACAACACAATCAATAGCTGGTGGTGCTCAAACTACTGCTCTATCTGTATCTGATGGATCAACAGGGGCAACTTTATCTCACAGAATGATTGAGTTCACAGGAACAATTACAGGAAATCAAATTGTAACAATACCTTTAGATGTTCAAACATTTTATTTTTTAAGAAATTCAACTTCAGGTTCTTACACAGTTCAATTTAAATATGCATCAGGAAGTGGTGATTCATTTACTTTTGCGGCAGGTGATAAAGGTGATGCTCTTGTATTTGCAACTGCAAATGATGGTACTAATCCTGATATTGATACATTACCCGCTGGTGATGTTACACTTACTGGAACACAGACTTTAACAAACAAAACTTTAACTTCACCAAAAATTGGAACTTCAATTTTAGATACTAACGGAAATGAACTTGCGCTTTTAACAGCGACTGGTTCTGCAGTAAATGAATTTACAATTGCAAACGCAGCAACTGGTGCTGGACCTACTCTTTCATCTACAGGTGGTGATTCAAATATTGATATTAATATAACTCCAAAAGGAACTGGAGATGTTGTTCTTGCTGGTGATACTGTAAAAGTTGGAGACTCTGGAGCAGCTGCTACGTTAACTTCAAATGGAGCAGGAGCACTTACAGTTACAACAGGCGGTGCTGCAGATTTAGTATTAAGCACAAACAGTGGAACTGATTCAGGTACAATTACAATCACAGATGCAGCTAATAATGATATTACTGTTGCACCAAATGGCACAGGAGATGTTGTTCTTTCAGCTGATACTGTAAAGGTTGGAGACTCTGGAGCGGCAGCTGTTTTAACTTCAAATGGTGCAGGAACTCTTACAGTCACAACAGGTGGAGCTGCTGACCTTATTTTAAGCACAAACTCTGGAACAAACTCAGGTACTATTACAATTACTGATGCAGCCAATGGTGATATAACTCTTGCTCCTAATGGAACTGGAGTTGTAAAAGGTGTTGATGGTGGTGATAATACAGCAGCTATTAAAATTGCAGGAAAAGAAAGTATTTGGATTCCAGCAGTTGCAATGTATCCAACAACTACAAATGGTTGTGCAGATCTTGAACAAACAGAATTAACAGCTGGACAACCTGAACTTAAATCTTTAGATTTTGATAAAGATAGTGATGAGTTTGCTCAATTTGCAATAGCATTTCCTAAATCATGGAACGAAGGCACAGTAACATTTCAAGCATTTTTTACAGCTGCTACAACAAACACAGGAACTACAGCATGGAAATTAAATGCGGTAGCAGTAGCTGATGATGGTGCTATTGATACAGGTTTTGGAACAGCTGTAGGACCGACAGCAAAAGCTATGAGTGGTACAGCAAACGATTTAGCAGTAACAGCAGAAAGTGGAGCGCTTACAATAGCAGGATCCCCTGCAGCAGGAGAAGAAGTATTTTTTAGTATCTTTAGAGATGTGTCAGCAGATAACTTAACAGCAGATGCAAAATTATTAGGTATAAAATTATTCTTTACTACTGATGCTGCTAACGACGCATAAGGAATTTAGATATGAGAGAATTAAAAAATAAACTTACACCAGGTAAGAATACAAAAAATATCCAAACAAAAAAAAATAAATCTTTTGGTTATCAAGTTTTAGGATTTGGTTCTGGTAGTGCAGGTAAAGCACCTTATAGTGCTTCTTATTTAGTTATCGCTGGAGGTGGTTCGGGAGGATCTGTCGGTGGTGGTGGCGGAGGAGCTGGCGGATATAGAAATTCATTTGGTTCAGAAACTTCAGGAGCCGACTCATCTACAGAATCTGTTTTGACTTTAACACCAGGTGTTCAATATACCATAACAGTCGGTGGTGGCGCTAGTGGACCATCTTATAATGGAACTGCTAACAATGGAAGTAACTCAGTTATTTCAGGAACAGGAATAACTACGGTCACTTCAATTGGTGGTGGTAGAGGTGGATCAAATCCCAATAAAAATTCAACGGTTGCTCCTAATTCTGGAGGTTCTGGAGGCGGAGGAGCTAAAAACACAGGATCATCTGGAGGAGCAGGTACAGCTAATCAAGGAAGAGCTGGTGGAAATGTAACTGGAACTTGTTCTGTAGGTGGCGCTGGAGGTGGAGGAGCCTCTAACACTGGAAATAACAACTCAGGTGAAACTCCTGGAGATGGTGGAGATGGTCTATCATCTTCTATTACAGCTTCTGCAGTAACTAGAGCTGGAGGCGGAGGAGGAGCAGGTGCACATGGACAAGCAGACGGCGGATCTGGCGGTGGCGGAGATGGCGCTGGTTCTGGATCTGGTTCACACGGAACTACAAATAAAGGCGGCGGAGGAGGCGGCGGTCATTACAACAGCGGTAACGGTGGAAATGGCGGATCTGGTATTGTAGTTTTAAGAGTGCCTACAGCTAGTTTTTCAAGTACAACTTCAGGAAGTCCTAGTACTAGTACATCTGGATCAGATACAATTATGCAATTTACTGGAGATGGGAGTTACACAGCATAATGGCACATTTTGCAAAATTAGATTCAGACAGTAAAGTTATAGCAGTTCATGTAGTAAATAATGACGTTATAACAGATGCTAATGAACAAGAACAAGAACAATTAGGTATTGATTTTTTAAAAAACTTACACGGTAGTGATACTGTTTGGAAACAAACTTCTTTCAATACTTTTGAAGGAGAACATTCATTAGGAGGAACACCTCATAGAAAAAATTATGCAGGTATTGGTTATACTTATGATTCAGAAAGAGATGCATTTATACCACCACAACCTTATAATTCTTGGACGATAGATGAGGCAAAATGCATATATGTTGCACCAGTAACTTATCCAACAACTAATAAATACACCGATGAAAATGGTGATGAATATCTATATTTAATAGATTGGGATGAAGATAATTTAAGATGGATTGCTACAGACACTTCTAGTGATAATAATCACTATTATTGGGACGCATCAGGTTTATCCTGGACATCTTATACTCCATAGTATATAAAATATTTATAAAAACAAAGAAAGTTATAATATATGATAGAAAGTTATCCAAAACAATTAACGAGAGAAGATTATTTTTCTTGTCCTATTTGGTATGCAGACCAAAAAAAATTTGTAAAAGATTTAAATAAAGCGTCTAATTTTCATATAAAAAAAGCTAAAAAAGATTTAAAACAAACTATAGATGAAAGAAATAAAAAATTTGGTGATAAAGGAGATATGGGTCATGTTTTTCATTCAAAAAGTTTAATTGATGAACCTAGTTTTAAAAAATTACAAAATTATATTGGAGCAACTTCACATAATTTATTAGAAGAAATGGGTTTTGATTTAACAAACCATCAAGTTTTTACTACTGAAATGTGGGTTCAAGAATTTCCAAACAATGGTGGTGGTTATCATTCTTTACATACACATTGGAATGGTCACATATCTGGTTTTTATTTTTTAAAAGCAAGTGAAAAAACATCAATGCCAGTTTTTGAAGATCCTAGACCTGGTAATATAATGAATCTTTTACCAGAAAAAGATAAAACAAAAGTAAGTTATGCGACTTCACAAATATATTATAAAGTAAAACCAGGAAGAATGATGTTTTTTCCTTCGTACATGCCTCATCAATATACTGTTGATATGGGATATGAGCCCTTCAGATTTATACATTGGAACTGTCAAGCAATACTTAAAACAAAATAAGCTTAAAAAGGCCTATTTAGATAATTTGATATTTAAATTAGAATAGAATATAATACTACCAAAAAATTAAAATCCCTATATTATGAGGATCTATGCTACAAAAAATAGGATTTCAACCAGGAATAAATAAACAAATTTCAGAAACCGGAGCCGAAGGTCAGTGGATAAACTGTGATAACGCTAGGTTTCGTTATGGTGTACCTGAAAAAATAGGTGGTTGGAAACAACTAGGTACCTTAAATCAAAATGAATTAACTGGTGCAGGACGTGGCCTTCATCATTTTATAAATAGTTTATCTAGAAAATATGCAATTATAGGAACAAACAGAATTTTATATGCATTTTCTGGTGGAGTATTTTATGACATTCACCCTATTGAAAGCACAACTACTCTAACAAGTGCATTTAGCACAACAAATGGATCTCCAACAGTAACAATAACTTATTCTAGTGCACACAATTTAGTCCCTGGTGATATACTTTTAATGAGTAGTTTTTCTACAATCACCAACTCAAATTATAGTGCATCAGATTTTGATGATAAAAAATTTATGGTAACTACTACACCTACTAATACAACAATAACAATTACTATGTCCTCTAATGAATCAGGTTCTGGTGCAACAACATCAGGAGGAATAACTATTAAAAAATATTATACAGTAGGTCCTGCTGTTCAAGCTCAAGGATTTGGTTATGGTTTAGGTTCTTGGGGTGGTGAAGCAGCTGGTCCTCAAACAACAACTTTAAATGGAGCTTTAGGAGATAATGCATTTGGTACTGGTGGATCTGGAACTTCTATTACATTAACAAGCACTGCTAACTTTCCATCATCAGGTACAAATTTTTTTAAAGTAGGAACAGAAGAAATTTCGTATACAGGTGTATCAGGAAATGATTTAACAGGTATTACAAGAGCAGTTAGAGGAACAACAAGAGCAGCTCACAGTGACGGAGCTACTGTTACAGATACATCTGACTTTGTTGCATGGGGCGAAGCTGCTTCAGGAGATTTAGTTCTTGAACCTGGTATG